TACAGTATCATCGGCCCACGAGCGCATTGACCAGCTACAATTACAAGTGGTTGAGATTAAGACTGAGATGAAGATCCAGTTTAAGGATCTGTATAACAGGATGAAGCGCCTGGAAGCTCTTATGATTGGCATTGGTGGTGCAAGCTTGATCTTGCTTCTACGCATGACGTTTATGGGGTAGGGCTATGGATAAACTGAAACTACCAGTAGCCTTGGTTATAGCCATATGCGCTCAAGGTGCTGCGGCTGTGTGGTGGATTTCTGACCAAGCAAACACAATAAACTCACTGGAAGAAACTGTAAGCCAGCTAGGTAGCCGCATGGCTATCGAAGACACAATCAATACAAAGCGTGATGTTGAAGCTAATGGTAAATCCATTGATGATATTTGGGAGGAAACAGAAGACCTTTATAACGAAATAAACTCGCTTTTAATGTCGATAAATGCGATCAACGATATCAAGCAGCGCCTTGCAACTATCGAGACTGAATTAAAGTATCTTAATAGAGATCCCAGATTAGGTAGTCCTCATGGTTGACCCCATCACAATTTTGAGCGGCATAAAGTTAGGTCTAAGTACAGGCCGAAGCGTAGCTGCATTAAGCAAAGATATAGGAAAATTCTTTGACGCAACTGACCAAGCTAAGAAAACGCTACAGAAAAAAGGTATATCAAGCAAAAGTGCAAATGCTACGGCGTTGGATCGCTGGGCGAGTGTTAGAGCGGCAGCAGAAGCAGAAGCTGAACTCCAAGAATGGATCACTCAAACCTACGGAAGATCAAAATGGTTAGAGCTTTTAAAAATACGCAAGGAAGTTTTATTAGAAAAGCGTGAAGCAGAGGCGCAAGCAAGGCGTGACGCTATAGAACGTCAAGAGTGGGCTGTTACCCTAGCAGGAATATTTTTCTTACTCACAGCGTCTGCTATCGGGGCGACTGCTTATCTCCATCACATGAAGTGGATAAATTTTTGGAGTTATTTTAAATGATATACGTTTTGGTTTGGTTTCATTTTGTTCGCACGGATCACCTTCAATATTACGAATTTGAATCGTTCAAAACAATGGAAGAATGCATCGAAGAAAAAGCTCACGCCGCCAAGCTAATAACTTCGAACGATATGTTGCTGGAATGCGTTGAGTTGGATGCGGTTAGTTGAAGTGAAGAGAAACAGATGGGTCATATACAAAGATGGGAAAGTTGTTCTTCAAACTTCAGACAAAGGTATAGCAATGAGGTTTATGCAAAATGAATGAGTTAGTACCCGATAAGGCAGCTTACCAAATTAATAAGCGCAGAATGTCTTATGTAGCATTGTTTATGATGTGCGCTACGACCATAGCGACCATATACGACCCCGCCAGAATGAATGAGGCTTCTGGGGTACTCCAAGTCCAATATTTAGCATTATCGGGCTTAGTGGGCGCGTATTTCGCTCTATCAGCCAAAACAATGGGGAGTAAGTCGGAATGATACAGTTTTTGACACCAATAGCTAATCTTGCGGGTAGCTGGTTAGACGCTAAAACCACAAAACAAGCAGCCGAAGCGAAACTAAAGTTAACAGAGGCAGAAGCGCGTAGTAAAATTTTACTCTCAAAAGAGACATCGGTTGCCGATTGGGAGCGCATCATGGCGCAAGGAACTCAAAATTCTTGGAAAGACGAATATTTGGTTGGTTTGTTCAGTATTCCATTAATTTTAGTGTTTACAGGTGAGAAAGGCCGTCAGATCGTTGCAGAGGGCTTTGTAGCGTTGGAAAGTATGCCAGAGTGGTATCAATACACGTTAGGAGTAATCGTAGCTAGTAGCTTTGCCGTAAGGTCGGCAACTAAGTTTTTTGGGAAAAAGTAATGGAAATGTGGCAGTGGATAATGCTTTTTAGCGCGGTTTCGCTGAACACAATCGTTAATATTTGGAGACTTTATTTGGAGATGAAACGATGAAAGAGAACTTTGATAAATGCTTGGAAATGTTATTGGCTGCGGAAGGTGGCTATGTTTGGCATCCAGAAGATCCAGGCGGTGAGACAAACCTTGGCGTAACTCGTGCCGTTTATGAACAGTGGCTTGGAAGACAAGTTATGGACGGTGAAATGAAAAATCTAACAGTCGAGGATGTAGCTCCTATTTATAAAAAGAACTACTGGGATCGAGCTTCTTTGGACAACGCAAAAAGCGGAACTGATTGGGCAATTCTGGATTGGGGTGTGAACTCTGGAATGGGAAGACCCGCAAAAGCAGTACAGCGTTTTGTTGGTGCAAAACAGGATGGGGCTATAGGTCCAATTACATTAAAGATGATGGCTGAAAAAGATCAAAAAGAAATTATTCATTACATACACGATATAAGACAAAAGTTTTACGAAAAACTTTCTACGTTTGAAACGTTTGGGCGTGGGTGGACGAGCAGAAATAAACATACACTAAAAACTGCTTTGGAAATGGCGGATGAATAAAGAAAAACATTTAACAGACCTGGCTAAAAAGATTGAGGCTGCAAAGCGTCAGAAACTAGCTATTGAGTGCAGAACTAACTTTCTGGACTTCGTTAAGTATTCTATGCCAGATCCAGACGATCCAGATGACATCGAGCAAAGTATGTTCAAGGACGCAAAGCACCACAGAGCGTTAGCCAAGGTGCTGGAAAAGGTAGAAAAGGGGCATATACCGCGTCTTATTGTGTCAATGCCGCCTCGTCATGGTAAATCAGAGCTTATTTCACGGAGGTTCGTGCCTTGGATACAAGGTAAAGATCCATATCGAAACGTGATATTTGCTACATACAACGAAGACTTTGCGAAAGACTTTGGTGCAGACGTTCGAAACATAATGATGCTGCCGCAATATAAACACGTTTTTCCTACGTTTGGTTTACGCAAGGGTGGGGCAAGTAAATCCAGAATACAGTCTACGTCTGGCGGTATGTCAGTTTTTGTGGGTCGAGGTGGATCGATTACGGGTCGAGGTGGTGACTTTGTTATTCTCGATGACCCGATTAAAGATAGTATCGAAGCCAACAGTCCGACATTACGCGAACAGCTATGGCAATGGTTTACGCAAGTGTTAATGACACGTTTAATGACTGCATCTGCCAGTATCGTTATTGTTCAAACAAGATGGCATGAAGATGATTTGGTAGGTCGGCTAACAGATCCAACTAATCCTCATTTTAGCGAGGAAGAGGCTTCGAAGTGGAAAATCATTAATCTTCCCGCTCTTGCGGAAGATGATGATCCACTAGGTCGAAAGAATGGCGAGTTACTTTGGCCTGATCGATTTGATATGGAGTTTATGGAAGCCCAGCGAAGACTAGATCCGCGCGGGTTTAGTGCGTTGTATCAGGGTAGACCAACGCCAGAAGACGGTGATTTGTTTCAACGCGAAAACCTTAAATATTATAACAAGCGTGATTTGCCTAGCGATCTAAGAATTTATGCTGCATCAGATCATGCTGTTGGTGTTGATAAAACGCGCAACGATGCAACGTGTTTATTAGTTGTGGGCGTTGATACAAACGATGACATCTATTTGATTGATTGCTGGTGGCAAAAGCAAGCTACCGACAAAGTAGTAAACGGTATGCTGGAGCTTATGCGAAAGTATAAACCTCTAATTTGGTGGGCAGAGAAGGGGCATATCAGTAAAGCGATTGGTCCGTTTTTGCGTAAGCGTATGGCAGAGGAAAGAGTTTATTGTCGCATTGAAGAAGTTACACCTGTTCATAATAAGGTGCAGAGAGCGCAATCAATACTAGGTCGGATGGCTATGCAAAAGGTATTGTTGCCACGCCAAAGCCACTGGACACAGAAGGCTACAGACGAACTATTGAAGTTTCCAAATAGCCGACATGATGACTTTGTAGATACGATTGCATGGATTGGCATGGGGTTGTCGCGCTTGGCCTCTCCGAGTGGTACAATAAGACAACAGACCAAGTTGCCAGAGGTAGGCACTTTGGCGTGGGTAAAGTGGGATGCAGCGGCTAGGGCAAAAGAAAATCTTGTCCAGAATAAAACTGGAGGCTGGTAATGGAAGAAATGGAAATGACAATAATTTCAGAGGAAGTTGAAAAGCCCGAACCTACGGAAAGGCGTAAAAAGCTTGTAAACTCTTGGATTAGCAAGGTCCGAAAAGCTAAAAGTTTTCACGAAAAAGCATATAAAACTATGCGAAGGGATATGGATGCTGCGTTAAATGGTTTTGACGATACTCAATGGAGTAGTGACCAGTATGTTGCAAACATTCTGCAACGTCACGTTCAACAGCGAACAGCCCAGTTATATGCAAAGAACCCAAAAGCCGTGGCAACGCGCCGTGATCGTATGGAATACCAGTTTTGGGATGGATCTCCTGATACACTAGCAGCCGCTTATTCTGCATCTGCCCAAGCAGCCGAAAACGGATTTCCAGTGCCGCAATCCGCTGCAATGATTATGCAAGATCACGAGATGGGTAAGCAGCGTAAGAAGATGCTGGATAACGTGGCAAGTACACTAGAATATTTGTTTGATTATTACATGAAAGAACAACAGCCTAATTTTAAGGCTCAGATGAAAGCACTGGTCAGAAGAGTGGTAACTACTGGTGTGGGTTTTGTTAAAGTTGGGTTTCAACGTGAATTAGATCGTGCGCCAGAAGTATCTGCAAAGCTAATAGATATACAAGGCCGCCTTGATTTTATAAGGCGGATTGCAACAGAAGCTTCTGATGGCGACATTAAGCCAGAAGATCCAGAAGTCGAAGAGTTAATGCTATCGATGAAATCATTGATGGAAGAACCTATGATAACGGTTCGTGAAGGACTTGTATTTGATTTTCCAGAGGCCAACAGCATTATAGTTGATCCAATGTGTCGGCAGTTGCGGGGATTTGTTGGCGCAAGCTGGATAGCCCATGAGCTTTATTTAACTCCAGAAGAAGTCCAAGAGATTTATGGCGTTGATGTGAAAGACAGCTATCGATCCTATGACATGAAGGGTCGTTTAAGCTCAGATAGTGATGACTACAAAAATAATCTGTCATTAGATGAAGTTAGCCAAGAAGGTGCGCCGCACGGATTAGTACAAGTTTACGAATGCTATGATCGTAAAACTGGATTAATGTATTCTATTGCTGATGGGTACAAAGATTTCTTACGAGAGCCAACATCACCAGACGTAAAGGTTGAAACGTTTTGGCCTATCTTTGCATTAGTGTTTAACGAAGTTGAGCATAAGGATCATTTATATCCACCTTCAGACGTATCGTTGCTGCTACCTATGCAGCATGAATACAATCGAGCAAGACAAGGGTTGCGCGAACATCGAAGGGCTAATCGTCCTAAGTATGCAGCACCCGCTGGTGTACTTGAAGAAGAGGATAAGGCAAAGCTTGCAACACACCCAGCCAATGCGGTGATCGAACTGCAAGCACTGGCTGCTGGTCAGAAGGTAAACGATGTTATTCAACCAGTAGGGCAAATTGGTATTGATCCAAACCTATACGAAGTAAGGACTATTTTTGATGACATACAGCTTGTCGTTGGAGCGCAAGAGGCACAATTCGGTGGTTTGTCTAAGGCTACAGCAACAGAAACATCTATAGCTGAGTCTGCAAGAATGTCTTCACTGGGTGCAAACGTTGATGAACTCGATAGTTTTATGAGTGAGATTACACGTTCCGCTGGGCAAGTTTTGCTAACAGAACTAAGCAAAGAGGAAGTTATAAAGATTGTTGGTCCTGGTGCTGCATGGCCCGAAATGACCCGCGATCAAATCATGGAAGAGGTATTTCTGGAGATTGAAGCTGGATCGACAGGTAAACCAAACCGTGCAGCCGAATTAGCCAACATCGAGCGGATCATGCCGTTCTTACTGCAAATTCCTGGAATGGAACCTCGATGGCTGGCTAAAGAATTACTGAAACGTCTGGATGATAAACTCGAATTAGATTCAGCGTTTGCAGACCAAGTTCCGTCTATAGTTGCAATGAATATGCAGCGCCAAGGCGGTACTGGTGACCCTGCATTGCAGGGAGCGCCAGGAGGAGGTGCGGATAACGCGCCACGTTCACTGCCTAGTGGTGGAGGTGTACCAATAGGCGACCAGTAACTTTTTGCACGGTTTGTTGAAACTTACGACAGATCGAGGTAGAATATAATCAACAGGTAAGACTGTTAGGAAAGGACGATAAGATGATCGATCAGGTCACAGAGGCAGAACCGTCCACTGCATCTGAAGAAGAACAGGACGTAAATGAGCAATCGTCTAGCTCGGAAAGCGAAACGGAAGAGAGTCTTCTTAGTGTTTTACAAGATGCTATGGAGCAACCCTCTGAAGAAGCGGGTTCGCAACCCGAAGAGGAAGTAGAACAGGAAGGTGAAGAAGTTCTTGAAGCTGATGCTGAGTCCATAGGCGAAGAGTCTGAAATTACAAAGGATGAAGACAGTTACGAGGATGTACCATTTAATAAGCACCCAAGGTTTCAAGAATTAGTTAGGGATAAGAACGCATACAAGATAGACGCTGAACGATATCAGAACATTACAAATTTCTTAGATGAAAATAAAGTAAGTGCTGATGAAGCGGCTTCTGGTTTGCAAATCATGGCTTTAATGAAGAAAGATCCAGTTGAAGCACTGAATGCTCTTAAACCATACGTTGAAACACTTAGCCAAGCTGCGGGTTACGTCTTACCAGACGATATCCAAAACAAGGTTAATGATGGTTACTTAGACGAAGATGTTGGTCGAGAACTAGCGCAAACACGAGCGGCTGCTCAAAATGAGCGAACGCAACGCGAGGCACTATTGCAAGACCAGCAACAGGCGACACAAGCAGCGCAACTTAACGATGTAGCAATGTCTGTGACGGAATGGGAAAACCGAACTAGAAGCACCGACCCAGATTATGACCTCAAACAACCCGAAATAGATGACCGCGTTAGGGTTTTGGTAGCAACGCAAGGAAGGCCAAATACAACTCAGGATGCTCTGGCTATGGCTAAACAGGCATATACAGAAGTGAATGAGCGGCACAAAAAGCGATACGCTAACAAACCCCAAATGAGAACGGCATCTGGAGGCAATCTTGCTGGAACGCCACAAGCTGATCCGAAGAACCTAATGGAAGCGGTTCAAGCAGCTATGGCACAAAATTCTGGCTAATTTTTAGGAGACTACAATGGCTTTTAGTTCAGCCGAACTCGCTAACATAGCGAACGCCGCCCTTGATTATTATATAAACAAAGGTGACGCAATCTCCCAAAGCCTTGCAGATAAGCCATTGCTTAAAGCAGTTGACGCTAAAGCAAAGACTTTTCCTGGAGGTAAAGGGGAATTATCCGTAGCAGTTAAAGGTGATTATACCACGCAAGTTGCGGGTTATACTCACAATGATACTGTTGCGTATGCCAACCCAGCTAACTTGAAACGCGCTAACTACGCGTGGAAAGAGCATCACGCTGGTATTTCCTTAACTCTAACTGAACTTAAAAAGGACGGTATTAGTGTTACGGATAGCACAACTAGCTCAAGTGTAAGTAATCACTCAGGTCGTGATCAGACTGTTCTTGTAAACCTTTTTCAAGACAAGCTGGACGATATGATGGAAGGCTACAGCCGTGGTATGAATGGATTTTTGTACGGTGACGGTACAGCCGACGCAAACGCTATCGCTGGTATCCAGACTTTGATTGTCGATGACCCATCAGCTTCTGGCACAACTGTTGGCGGTTTATCTACTGTGACAAATACATGGTGGAGAAATCGTGCAAACGTTGCCATTTCAAACACTGCAACTGGTCAAGAACTGATTGAAACACTGCACACAGAAATGCGTCAGTTAAAGCGTTTCGGTGGTAGACCAGATATTGCTGTTTGTGGTTCAGCATTCTTGGATCGTCTTGCAGACGAACTAAGACGCAATGGTAACTACAGCCAAACTGGTTTTGCGCGCGGTCAGAACATTGCAATGGGAGAGATCAACTATAACGGTCTTAACTTTGTATATGATCCAGCTTTAGATGATTTAACAATTTCTGGCAAAAACCCAGACAAGCGTTGCTATATCATCGATAGCTCAAAACTATGTATGTACTACATGGATGCTGAAAAGATGAAGCGTCACGCTCCAGCTAGACCAGCTACGCAGTACGTCATGTATCGCGCGATCACCACAACAGCGGCACTTACAGCAACTCAGCTGAACTGCCACGGCGTTTACGAAATATCGTAAAATCAATGGGTGGCGGGTAACTGCCACCCTTAACTTTTAGGAGGAAAATATGGAACAACTATCATGTTCAGTTGCGATAAATGGGGATTCTCGCGCTGTAATTTCAAAACCTTATGTAACAGTAGCAGAAATTGTATTGCTGCAAGCAATGCACGGATCTGATGCGGTCACTAATATTAAGATCATTGGTGAATTAGACAGCACTTCAGAGCAAGAGCGAGATCGTTTAGGCAACTTTTACAAAGACGCTAAAGTTATGGAAGTTTTCGGTCAATATGGTGAATTGCCAAAAACACTGGCTGAAAGTCGTATTGAAGACACATTGCTCGATCCTGTCTGGCTTAGTGAGAAGAAAAAGAAGCCAGCACCCAAAAAAAAGGCTGCAAAGACTACAAAGAAAAGAGCGCGTGACGCCAAGGGACACTATATTGCTGATGATCCAGCGACAGAAGTAAACGAAGCATTTGTAGAGGAATAGCTTATGGCTAGAGGTACATCACTTGGCGTTTTACTGGACGATTTAAGAGCGGAAGTCGGGCATTCTTTACAACCCAACCTTGGTAAATCGACTAGAGATGTGCTGATTAATATGTTGCAGAGAACACAAAGAAGGCTTTGGGATGATTACTCTTGGCCTTTTTTACGCATCACAAGAGACATTACTATTGGCGCTGGGCAGAGATACTATGACATACCAAGTGATTTAGTGTTTGAGCGTATCGAGCGCGTAGAAACAAAACACGGTGATGTTTGGACAAAACTACATTTTGGCATTGGAAACGATGAATATAATCAACATGACAGTGATCGAGGTGTAAGATCATCACCAGTACGCCGTTTTGATAATTACGAAAATAACCAAATCGAGTTATGGCCTATCCCAGCTAATAATACAGATGCTGCAACTGGTATGAACTCTGTCCGTGTCACTGGCATAAAAAATCTTTCATCTTTTGTATCGGACAGCGACTTAGCTGATCTCGATGACCAATTAATTGTTCTTTATGCAGCGGCGGAAGTTTTAACTCGCCAAAAGCAAAATGATGCAAACAACAAACTTGGACAAGCTCAAGCCCATTACGCTCGGCTAAAGGCTCGTATGGCTAAGACTGAAACTTTCGTCATAAGTGGCGGAGAGCCAGAAGGAATGTATCGACCTAAAGGACCACCATTGATAGCCAGCACTGGAAGCTAAATGCCGTATATACTTGTTGAGGATTTTCGAGGCGGTTTAGACGCGAGGCGAACAAACGTAACAGCACCACCTGGTTCTTTGGTTACATTAACCAACGCTCATATTACTCGTGGTGGCGAAATAGAGAAAAGGCCAGCGTTTGTAGAGCTTGCAACACTTCCTACAAACACAATAGGTCTAGCGGCTTCTGGTGGGCAAATTTATGTTTTTGGATCAGCGGTAGCAAGTTCTATTACTTTTGCAACAGGTACTCCATCAAACATTAACTATATTAGATTGCAGCATCCAAGTGGTGAAGCACTTACAGACGTTCCATCCGTAGATTTCTATAACGGTCAAGTGTATGCGGTTGGACGTTTTGCTGATGGTCGTATATACCATTATTTTAATGGTGTGCGAATTACTGATTGGTTTGATGGTCGTGCAAGAGCAAGAATAGAAGTTACAGCGGGATCTTTAGGCGGTACGAACGCAACAGCTTCTATTGATATTACTGGCGGTACGCTTAATCCAGGTGATAATTTACGTTTGTTGCGGGTTAATAATGTTGATTTGTTTAATAGTCCTGTCGCTCACACTGGTAATAACGCCAGTACAGCACAAAACGTTGTAAACGCTATTAATGGCGGAGATAGCACTTTTACAGCAACATTAACTGGCACTAGCACAGTAACCATTACTGCCCCGACCTTTGGTATCAGCTTTAATAATTTTTTGGTAAATGCAAATGTTGAAGGTGCGTTTACGGTTGGCAACATAAACCATATGTCTGGTGGTATAGACAATGCAGTAACCGATATTAAGGTTGATGGCGTATCGATAATCGGAAGTCAGGTAACTTGGCAAACATCACATAGCTATACGGCTTCCAAAATAGCTGATGCAATAAATGATTTTACATCATCTCCAGAATATGAAGCGACTGCAATCAATCAGTTTGTAAACATTATTAGTAAAACTAGCGGATCATCTTTTAACAATAAAGCTGTATTAGTAAGTGTTGCTGGTAACGTTACAACTGCTTTTGACCCGTCCTCGCAGACGTTTCTTGATGGGGGTGCTGATGCTTCAAGCATAAACGGATACACACCTGGATCGTTTGTTCGACCAGTAAAAACAAAGATGTATGCGCTATCTGATAGCTTACTACACTTTTCTGCAATCGATGATCCAAATGAATGGAACAACACCACACAAGGTGCTGGGTTTATTAACCTTGCTAACAATGCGCGGGGATCTGAAGACCTAAAGGCGATTGCAAACTATTTTGACAATATTGCTATACTTGCAGAACAGGCAGTACAGATTTGGTTTGTTGACCCAGACGAAACCAAAAACCAGCAAATACAAGTGTTGCAAAATACTGGAACTATAGCACCAGACAGTGTTGTTGAGTTTGGCGATAATGACGTATTTTATCTGTCATTATCTGGCATTCGTAGCCTTCGATCACGCGACAGCAGTAATGCGGCTTTTGTTGGTGATATCGGTAATCCGATTGATGAACTGATTGTTAAAGAAATACGCGACAACAGAAGTTTGGCAGAAAAAGCCAAGGCTGTACTCGAACCTAGAGATGGCAGATACTTTATAGCTATTGGCACTAAAGTTTATGTGTTTAGCTATTTCCCAAGTTCTAAAGTAAGCGCATGGAGCGTTTACGAGCCAGGTTTTGTTGTTGATCGATGGGCGTATGATGGTCGCCAGACATTGTGTCGATCTGGCAATAAGCTGTATTCATTGGGCGGAGAAAACGCAAACATATACGACAGCAGCACTGTCACGATACAAATGCCTTTCCTTGATGCGTCTGCACCCGCAACGTTTAAAGATTTTACATCACTGGATGTGACTTGCGAAAATCAATGGACTGTATCAGCGGCAACAGATCCGCAAGATATAACTGCAATACAAGAACTGGCAACCGTTCATCAAACGACATACGGATTGGGTAGGGCATCGATTAGCGGCTACTCAACTCACATTGCACCAAAAATTACTTGTACGGCAAATGGTCCAGCAAAACTCGGCAACATAGCAATCCATTATAACAGTAGCGAGGCTGGCTAATGTATTTCAAAGAGGCAACAAATGACGAAGTAAGTTATGTCGCGCTGAATATGCGAAGTCGTGATTACGATGAAATAGTATGCCTCGGTTGGTGCGAAAACAGGGAAGAGTTAGCTGAAAGCTTGGTGCTGGGATACAGTCAAGAGGATAACGTTTATTGCGTTGGCACTGATGAAGACGGACCAATAGCAATCATTTGTTATTTACCTCAGCGCAAAGGTGTTTGGAGTCTGGGGCTTTTTGCTACTGAAGACTTTGGAAAAGTTGGTACGTTTCTGACAAAACGCATTATTCGCGATATAATACCAGCATTAGATGGTGCTAACGCTCATCGAGTAGAGGCACATTCTATAGACGGTTACGAAGAGGTTCACGATTGGTTGCGGTTTCTCGGATTATACGAAGAAACGACCATTCACGGTATGGGAAGAAACGGTGAAGATTTCAAAGTATTTTCATATGTACGAAATATGGATGACATCGATGAAAATGTTTACTGGCGCGGAAACGGAAGGGTGCATTAAATGTGTTTAGGTGATGGCGGTAGAAAAGCACAGCAACTAGAAGCTGAAAAGCAACGCGCAGACGAAGAAGCGCGTCAAGGTCGAGTACGCGAAGGCGCTGATAAAATAAATCAAACCTTTGCTGGGTATGACGATGATTTTTACAAAGGCATAACGCAAAACTATTTAGACTATGCGACCCCTCAAGTTGAGGATCAATTTCAAGATGCAGCAAGGCAGTTACGAATAAATCTAGCTCGTAACTCTATGCTAAACTCGTCTGTAAACGTAGATCGTAAAGCAAAGTTACAAGAAGACTTTGATAAGGCAATGCGCGATCAAAGTATGAAGGGCAAGCAGTTTGCTAATTCTACGCAGCAAAACCTCGAAGCCGCGAAAACAGATCTGCTTTCACAAAATCAAAACATAGCAGATCCAGTCCTTATTGCACAAAGTGCGGCAAACAGAGCGAATGCGGCGGCTGAACTTCCGCCGTATTCACCTCTCGGAGATTTGTTTGCTGGTGCAGCGGAAGGTTTTGCAACGCAGCTTGAATTAGAGCAGCGAAAAAAGAACAGGTACACAAGGCCAGAACTATTTACTTTTGGCGGCTCAAGTAAGGTTGTAGGCTCATGAACAGAAACAAAGTCGCTCCAGAAGTAACCATGATTAACGGTGTGCCGCATATGCTGGCATACGTAAATCGCGCTGAAAAAGATATGCTTAGAAAAGCGGGTGGCACTGGTTTAGCTGGTCCAGATGGCATACCCGCTTATGGTTTTTTGGATGATTTTTTTAACAATGTAAAAAGTACAGCTTCAAACTTTGCTAGAGATATTTCGTCTGCACCATCAAATATCGCTCGTGATCTAGGCAATATGGCTAAACAGGTTAATAACGATTTTGGGTTAGTTAATAATATTGCTAAAAATTTAACATCTAGCAGCAACAATAGTTCATCAAACAATTCATCAAATTTAAAGAATGCAAATGCGGCCGCAGCCGCAAGTATGTTAGACGCTGGTGTTCTTAACGTAGGCGGAAAACAAGTACCAGACGAACCAGCAAATGCTGGCAACCCACCTATATTAAAGTACGATGGCGGTTCTGGCAATTATTCTGTTGTTGGTGCATTAGATCCTAACAAGCCAGCGTCAACCTCTACAAATGAAGATGGATCTCAATACAACCCAAATAATAACCCAGCCCAAGCTGAATATACGGATAATGTAGCCGATCTTATTAAGAAGCAACAAGAAGAGGAAGCTGCTGCGGCACAAGCAGCGGCACAAGCAGCGGCACAAGCGGCTGCTCAAGAGGCGGCAAATCAGGCAGCAGCAGCAGAAGCTAAAAGACAGGCAGAACTAGCGGCTGCGCTAGGGGATCGTGATGCTGCATTAGCTTCGCAAATGTCATCACTATCAGATGCTTTTGGCTTTGGCACAGATGATTATTATAGCGGATTAAGCGATAGTTATACCGCCGACAACAACCAAGCATTCCAAACAGCTTACGATGATGCAATGCGTGGCATATATGATGGATTTAAATCGGCTGGAATATTAACACAAAGTGGAGTCGATCAAGACAAGTCTAAGTTAGGATCAGCTAACCTATCTGAAACAAACAAATTAGGAACTGCGGCAGAAGAATATGCAAAAGCTAACAGAAGCTTTGTGGATGAGGGCAAAACGGGCATAGAAGGCCAGTTACAAGGTCTGGCTGTTAATGCAGATACCGCTGATGCCTATCGCGCACAAACAGAAGCTATTAGCGGCTTTGATGTGGCTGGTGCATCTAAACCATTTCAGACAGCAACAGAACGAAACGTTGCAGATTTCTTTAGTGACTTTGCTAAACGTTCTTATGATCCAAGTTATAATGTAGCGCCTACTGCCGTTGCTTCGGCTGGTCCAAGTCGCGTTACGCAATCTGTCAATCAGTTTGGTCCGAATACTCAGGCTTCTTCGCAAGTAGGTATTCGATCACCATACAAAGGTAAATCAACAAGGGTGGTGTCTTAAATGTGTAATCCATTATTAGCTGGCATAGCAGCGCAAGGTGCTGGCGCAGTCATGCAAAACTCAGCAACACGAAAATCTGAAAGCGAAAAGGCAAGGTTACGCCAGTTACAATCTGATAGAAACATGGCGCGAGAGACAGAAGCGCGTGATGCAACAAACGCAAGCACGACAATGATGGGTAGGGGCAGCTTCGATCAAGGTACAGCAAATTCAGCAAACGAACTAGCAAACTTATTTCGAGCAAACACTGGTGCAGCACCTGGAATGAATATGTCACCGAATGCGCCTCAAATTGTGCAAGACTTAATGGCTGAAGCATTTAAGGCTGCTGAAGCTAAAAACGAGGAAATGAACGTTAAACTGGCAAATCTTGAAGGCGTAAGCGACTACCTTAAAACAACAATAAACCCACAACTAAATTCTTCTGGGCAAGTCGGAACAATGATGGGCAGCTTCATTAGAGGCAATACAGCACCTTACGAACAAGAGTTAGAGGCGGCAAACAGGTTAGCTTACAGTCCGATGGCTCAAGTCCTATCGGGCGCTGGTCGAGCGGGAATGAACTACGGCCTTTACAAAGCATAGGTGAGAAATGGCAAGATTTAATCCATACGGAAATCAGCAATTACAAGACAGCATATCGGGCATAGCCAAAGCCTTAATCGGTAACGCAGATACGGATGCTGCACTTGCTAGAGGCAGAGCTAGTGATGCGACAGCGGGTTTAAGGAACGCGCAAGCTGAAAATGAACGAATAATGAGCGGTATGCGTAGCGACCTTTTTACTAAAGGCAGCGCATTAACTAATGACCCAGATTTTCAAAGCTCTGTTGCTAAAATGATGAACTTGGACACCTTTCCAGCAAACGAGTTTGGTCCACCAGCACAAGGGCAAGTCCAGTTAGGCGGTGACACTATGAGTAACCTAGCAAGAGTATTGTTAGGTGAATACGGAAACGCTGAAACCATGTCTAATGCGTTAGGAAATATGGTTACGACAGGACAGGAAGTCGGTGCGCGTAACGTTATAATGGACCCTAATACTGATTTACAAGGTTTATCAAGAGCGATGAATTTACTTAATCATACAACGGGTAAGTACCTTGATCCAACTTTTGCTGGTAAAGAGCTTACTGACACTTTAACAAACAATCTTCAAAAACAACAATTAATTGAACAAGGTGATCTTGCCGAACGAAAACTGGAGGAAGCTGGTGAGATAAAACAAACAAACTTACAAAATACCAGCACAGAAAATATAGCTACAGCCGACAGAGAAGCCGAAAATGGTTGGAAAGCAGAAATAGAAGAAACTAAGATCGAAATAGCAAATATCGAAGACGATAGAAAAAGACAAATAGAACTCGATAAATTAAAGCAATCACAATCTGAACAAATAGATAAACAATACATTGTTGCGGATGGCGTTATCACAATGAGTCCAGCACTAGCCAAAAGAATGGGCGTGGAAACGACAACAGATACTAATGATGGTAGTAAGGTTTTTGCTATCGATGTTCGTCCAGGTGAAGGTAAAACACCAGTATTACTTGATGGTGGCGGCGATGACGCAATAACTATTTACGTTGATGATGCTAATCTTGATAAGTTAAACGTACAAAACATAGATGGAAAACCTGTTATACCAGAAGGTGCTTTGGCAAACCCAGCTAAGAAAAGCGGATCTGTATCTCAAAATGCGAATACAATATTAGTCGGTGAAAACCTTACGCAAACTCAAGAAAAAGATTTACGTTCAGAACTTGAAAATAAAATCCCTGTTTCATTACCAGATTTAGAAGAGAGTAAAATGGCTGCACTTGAAAGTTATTTAATCAGACAAATTGACAAAAAAGTTGGAAAGCCAGTTTTAGATCAGGACGGCAATCCTACTGGCAGAAATTTTACTCTACAAGAAGTAAAAACGTCTTTTTTAAATAACGTACTAGGTGGCGGAACACACATTTATAGGAAAGGTACAAACATTACAGTGCCAGGTTATTTTGCCCAGCGCTTTGATATTGAGTACAGCAAGTACAAAGCAGAACCTACTCCCGCTAAGTTAAAAGCATTAAGAAATAGCGTAAAAAATGTATACGGAGGAATGGGATATTCGGCTGACGAGGTAACACGAATTTTACGAAATTTTGAATAGAGGTTCGTATGGAAGACGATTTTGGAATTATCGATCTAAGTAAACCTCTGAAAGAAGACGAAGATCAAACTGATGATTTTGGCATAAGTGTATTACCAGAACCCATTCAGACTGATGATTTTGGTATTCCAGATCTATCGGTGGTATCGGACGCGCCTCCTGCGTCCGTGTCGGATCAACCCTCCCTAAAGTCTGACGCGCTGCCGATAGACCCTGCATTTAACCCTTTTAAGTTTAACCAAGACGCTCAAGCCGCATACGATGCTGCGGTCAACAGAGATTATTATACTCCAGAACAGCAAGCTATTGAGCTGGCAAAACAAGCTGAAAAAGAGGCGCAAAAGAAAGCATACCTAGCGGAGCGTGACGAGTTAAAAACACAAATACTTCAAGAGCAGATGCTTAACCCAGCACCTAATGTAGACATTCCTGTTATTGGTGGTGAGTTTGATGGTGGCCCACGAGATTTTAGCACTGCATTTAAGTATGGAGATCTTAGAACGCAAGGAAACATACAAAATCTTTTTGCCGACACTGAGGTTGAGCTGGGCGGCACTAGCTTTATGCAGTTCAACCAAAATATGCAAAACAAGTTATTGCCAGTAATTAATTCAGTTAGATCCTTTGTTGGTGCAGAGCCATTACCAGAGGATGCAAGCTTACGCGCCAGCATAATGAAAGAAATCGAGTTAGAGCGCAGCGCAAAGTCTTACTTAAAAGCGGCTGAAGGGCTGGGCTTTAAACCGCAACGCTTCGGAGAAATCGAAGGTTTTACAGACTTTTTAAGCTGGGCAAAAACAACGGCTGGAGCAAGCGGAGCGCCAATGCTGGTAAGTATGGCCTCCGCTGGTTTATTATCACCAGTTGTATTAGGGGCGGAGCTGGATGCTAACCTAAGAGAGATCGAAGGGCTATCGAGAGAGGATCGTATTAAGCTTTCGTACAGAGGTGGCTTAATAGCTGGTTTACTCGAAAACCTTGGTATTGGCATTTTAATTAAAGGCATTCCAGATGCAGTAGTCGCGAAGCTGGGTATTGAGACAATACAAAAATACGCACAAAAAACATACGGAACAAGAGTTGCCAACCAGATTGTCCAAGTAGCAATCGCAGAAGGATTGATTGAGGTAGGGCAAGAAGGAACGTTTATCGCAATCGAGTCTGGTGCTGGTAGAGAATTTAAACCAGGTGAAAAAGTAGAACGATTAACAGAATCTCTTGTTGGTGGTGCTGTTATCGGTGGGCCGTTAGGTGGGGCAAGGGCTGCTGTCACAGAGACAAGCAGTAAAGCTGATAAGGAAGCGAAAGCGTTTATTGACTCGATAGATAAAGCTGAGTTCGATCAAACGCCAGAGCAAGCTGCATTAGCTGCATTGTCAGATCCTACAAACGAAATACTAATAGATGTTCCAAAAGTACAAACAGACTTACAGCAACCGATTGTGCCTTCCGCTGATGCGAGTACAGTGGATGTAACGGAGCAATCAGATCCAACAGTAAAAAGTGATGATCCAACGGATCTGGTTGCTCCAACTAAAGCAGAACCGCCAAAGGTTGATGCGACACCAATTACAAAACCAGAAATCAAAACAGAACCGCCTGTTCAACCAGTTACGCCAGAGCAAAAAGACGAAACGCCCGAAATAAATCCCCAAGAAGCTGCACCGATTGGCACGGACACTGACAAAAAAGTAACAAAAGTACAAACGCCTGATGGTCAAAAGAATTACAATGTCACTGGCAAAGTAGTCGAGCTTGCAGATCTTAAGCAAGCAGAAGGGCCGCTTCAGCCACGCGACAGATCCAAAAAGGAAAGCGCAGTTTTAGCAACACAACGTGCTGGTACGATGTTTAACCCCCAGCGGCTGCTGAACGACCCGACTTCTGGATCTGGTGCGCCGATTATTGCGCGTGACGGTACAATAATGTCTGGAAACGGACGAGTGCTTACGATGCAAGAGGTGTATGCCAACCAGCCTAAGAGCCTCAAAGCTTACCAAACGGCATTGAAAGAAGCGGGTATTAACACTGAAGGATTTAGCCAGCCAGTATTTGTTCGCCAGCTAAACGATAATATGACAGTCGATCAGCTTAAAGAGTTTGCTGATTTATCAAATACTGAAGCGCAAGCGCAGATGACCAGCACCGAAACTGCACAGCGTGACGCAAAGCGTATGCCTCAAAACTTGATAAACCTTTTTACTGGTGGGGATGTTACAAGCATTGAGAACAAATCGTTTGTTACTGGCTTTGCTGTTCAAGTTCTATCACCAACAGAGCAAGGCCAGTTTAGTGTAGACGGCAAGCCCACAAAGAATGCCATAGATAGAATGCGGGCGGCTATATTAGCTACTGCATACGATGATACAGATACCCTATCGATTATGCTGGATAGCACAGACGATAACATTAAGGCGATTAGCAGCGCTATGATGTCATCCGCTCCGCAACTCAGCCAGCTAAAAGCAGATATAAAAGAAGGTAACATTAAACCAGACTTCGATATATCTAAACAGATATCAGAAGCTGCCAAAACAATAAGCAATTTGCGCGAACAAAAAGTAAAGCCGCGTGATTAT